CTTATTAGCATGAGTTAAAACACCAATACGTTCTCTAAACGGATTTTTATTTTTATGACGTTGTTGTTCTTGACGTTCTTTAAAAGTTAAATCTTCTTGGGGTTGTTCTGTCTGTTGGGAAATTTCTTTTTTTTCAACTTTTTCAAATTGTTCTTTAGAAGGTTCTTCTTCAATAACAATGTCTAAATTTTCTTGATTATCTGGTGTATCTTCTACGGTAAATCCATGTTGGATTAATTCCTCATTCATATTTACCTGCTCTTCCCTTATTTAGAATAAAATCTAAATCTTCAGGCAAAACCCTGCTTAAAATACGATCATCATTGATGTGATAGCATTTTAGGGTTGGATGATATAAATCTTCACGTTCGTATTTGGAATACCAAACCCAATCACCTTCTTTTACTTCATAGTTTTTTGCTATTTCACTTCCTTGAAATGCTAACGGACCAATTTTAACAACAAGACCTACATTAAATTGTGAAATTTCACGTTCAGACACAGATTCAGGAATAACAAATCCAGAATCATTTTTACGTAATTTAGGACCACGAATAAGAACACGATATGCTTTTACATCTGGTTCTATTTCAAGTTCTTTACGACAAAAACTTATTTCACTCATGCAGCATCTCCAGATCCAGATGAAGAATTTGATTCAGAAAAAGAATTTTGATTGTAAGAATTTTGTTTGTTTAAAAATGCAGAATGTAGATTATCTAAGCTATTTAGAATGCCTTTAGTTTGTTCGAGAATTCCGACAGCTTTATCATAAGCAATATTAGGGGAAAGACTGCCGCTTAGTATTGAGTTTTCCCAAGTTTTTACATGATTTTGTAGCGTTGTTTTTAAATATTCAACAAATTCTTTAGAGTCCATTTAATCCCACCATAATAAAATTAACATTATGTTTATTAGATTAAATAGTAAATAATTACTTGTCTATACTTAAATTTATTTATATGGGAAAATAAAAAGTCCAAAGACCCACCTTCTTTGGACAACTTTTACATGTAATCTTTGCGATTACGCATTGGAGAATTAACTGAACCACCAGTTTTTGGCATTGCTTCATGACGCATTTTGCCAATACCACCAGCTGCCATTGTTGGAAGACCTTTTTCTTTTCTTTGTCCTCTTTCTTTAGCTCCGCATTGAGAATTTTCTTTTTTCCCAGCTAACATACGACCATCATTTTGAAAATTATGACGCGTTTCAACATTGCTTTTAACACGTGTTCCAAGACCTGCCTTTAAACCACCCATTGCCATCGCTTCGCCACCATCTTTATAGTGACGTGTCTTACCACCGCGTTTCATTGGCATTGGCTGTTGTGGAGCATATGATTGAGCATTAGGGGGCATTCTGCGACCATGTTGTCCTTGAGAAGGCATCACAGCGGGATACATTGGACGTGGCATCCCTCCATTAGCATATTTCTTATAACCACCGCGCTTCATGCCATTATCGTCTTTATGCATAGATTCATCGCCAATTTCTCTAGACATGTTTTTAGCTGTTGCTGCGGCTTTACGGACAGGATTTTCAATATACTTATTAAATCCATGCTCTGATGGTCTAACTACATTTCTATTAATCTTATGACCAATTTCCTCAAAGCCTTCTTTTCTTTTGCGCGCAAAGTTTTTTGCACCTGAAGCTACTTTATTAGCCGCATGTACTACATCATGCTTTATTGCTTGGCCTAAATTTCTAAATGCTCCGCCCGTTTCTAATTTAGGTATGCTTCCACCAGATGCTCTTTTAATAGGCATAGTTGAGCGTTCTTTTTCACCACCACCGCGAAGTCCTAACTTCGAAGCAAGTGTACTGCGGTAATTGCAGTATTCTCCATGATCCATTTTTTTATCCTTATAAGTTATTATTAATAATAGTCGCGACCATTACAGTATAATAAACTATAGATAAATATTAAATAGCTAATTTATATTGTTAATCAATATTGTGCGTTTTATCTATATGTTTTGCATGCGATTCAATAACATGATTAGTTAACTGTTGGCTTTTTGTAAGAATATCAGCAGCAACCTTTGTTTCATCTAACTGTTGTTTTGCATCAGCTGTAATGCGTTGAGTATCAGCACTTTCAACTTTAACGCCCGTTTCTATTTCTTTAAGCGCATAATCTTTATCGTATTTGTATTGTTCAAAGTTTAAACGTTCTTTGTCTAACATTAATTTTAATTTTTGATTTTCTGCTTCAAGATTAGCTTTATGTTCACTTACTCTAACTTCTTCACCATATATTTGAGCTTCTGTAAGACTTGCTTGAGCTGTAATCAAAGCAGGATCTGGTGGCGTTTCTTGTTGCTGTTGTTGCTGTTGTTGTTGAGCCATTTGTGCTGCAACTACAGCTATCTGATTTTGCATCTCCATTGAAATTTGAGATGGATCTTCAGGCATTTGTTGTCCTGATTGTGCTTGGAATTGTATCAATAACTTCTTCGCTTCGTGATCCATAATATGCGCTTTAATAGCGGACATAATTTCTTCATCTTGACTGGCAGTTGGGTTTTTGTACAACGTACTATGCACCATAATATGAGCATCATGATCTTGATCAATACCCGCAGCCACTCCAATGCTTGTTAACAAATTTTGATTTTCTGTAATCGGATCAAGTGGTAATGGGGGTTCCTCTTCTTCTTCTTTAGGCAAAAGAATTTTATGTATCTCTTCAGCACTTAAACCTAAATTCTTATAAAAGAATTGGTTAGCATAACGCATATCATGTATAGCGGGATCTTGACGTGCATTGTTTAGAATAATTTCTGCACGCATAAAGCGAAACATAGAGTTTTGTAATGACGGATCAGACGAAGGAATAACTTGAATATCAGCTTCAAAGTCAGAACGCATAATAACATGCTTACCACCCGGAACTAGAAAAGGATAAGGTTGACCTTCTGGTAACCATTCAGCAAATCGTTCTTTAAATAATCCCAACATGCATTCAAATGATTTGTGATATCCCTGTATGACAAAGTTAGGAACTTTATGCAGATTTTCAAGCATTGCAAGCACAGATGCCGCTGGTGCGCGAGGCGCCATTTCCGTTATAGCATCATTAATAATCGCTGAAGGTTTACGTATAGTATCTTCAAGTTGATTCTTTAAATCATTTAATGCCTGACTAGGTTCTTTATAGGGAAGCGCTTCAATCGCTTGTGAAATTGGTATACCACCCGTTTGGATAGGCATAAATTCACCAGGAGCTGGACGTAATGTATTATTTTCTAAACGCAATCCTGCTTGATATACACCACCAGGAAAATTAGAATACATACCGGCTTCAATAAGTTGACGTAAAATGGTTGTCGCAGCTTGTGCTGATTGAGCAGCATATTGGCTAAGACCATATCCTTCCCCATCCAAAGATGGCATTAAAGACCAGTTAACAAAATATTCACGGTTTTTCTTTAGAAAGTCACCTTTCTTCCAATTACGTTGAATACGCAATATTTTTGCTGAACTTGCATCAAGCGTAATGATATAGGGCAAAGGAATATCAAAATCACGAGCTGCAGGGTCCTTGGATATTCTATAATCCACATGGGATTCATAAATTTCGAATTGATCAGGCGCAGTGCTACTTTTTCCTCCAAGCCTCTCAAATCCGCTAATTTCATCTAATTCTTGTTGAATAACATTGTCGCCACTACTATCTAAGTATGTTGGCATAATATCGGTTTCACGATATTCCTTAAGCATCTTTCTTAAATCAAATTCTCGCTTATCCATACGATGAATTTGAGTTTTACGCGTAGCTGAAAGATGAGAAGATAAATCACGATTAATGATAAAATCTTCAGGCTTAATCATTCGATGAGTCGGTCGACCCAATACTGGATCAATAAAAACCTTACTATAAATCGAATCAAAAACAGACCAAGCAACAGTACGTTTTAATTCTTTTTCGAATCCTTTATCTACTTGCTGTAAAAAATATGTATAAAATTGAGTCATTCTATATGCAATATTTTGCAAATGATCGTTTTGTTCACCCAAAATTACAGTATCTACAGGACCTTTTGATGGGAATATTGCGCCCATAATAGTAGCAATATAATGTAACCATGTTTCAAACAAAGCTGATGAATTAACATTAGGCACACCATTTTCATTCTCTAAAGCTGAATCAATTGCTTTAATGCCTAACAAACCAATTAAATTGGCAAGATTTTGAAAATATTGTTCTTGGCTTTGCCTGTCGTCTTCAATGGCATTTTTAAGTTGATTACCTATTTCAGATAATGTTTGTTCATCTAAAAATTCAGCTATGTTTTGATCATGCTCATCAACATCTATTGGCTTTGGAATTTCTTGTTCTGGACCTTCAATAGCAGCACTTCCATCTGGGAAATGCCTAATTCCATCTTCTTTTACATAACCTTCTTCAGGAATCTGTTCAGGGGTATTTTCATTATCATTGAAAGAAGGAGCTGTAAAACCGTGCTGGACAAGATCTTCAGGAATATCCGGAGAAAACGCAGCATTTTCATTAACTTCGTGTTCCTGATTCGATCGCATAGTTTATTATTCCTTTTATCCCTTAAATTTTTGCGGTTGCGGTTCGGGAATGTAATCCCCTGTATTAAATATTTCACCAAGATCCCTTAAGTAAATAAAAGCTTGAGACATTGTATCTACTGTATCATTACTTTGTGCGTTTGGAAATAACTCACAATCATTTAAAAAAACCCTACCATATTCTCCAATTATACTTGAGTTAGGGTCATTCATTAACCAAACAAGACCATTTTCTAAAACAGGACTAACTCGGCGTGCTCGTGCCAATTTGTCACCATAACGACTGGGATTAAAACGTGTAATAGGAAGGTTTGTGCGGGAAAGTTCTTGTGACAAAGAATATCCACTCACTTTAGATTCAATAAGGATACGATCGACGGCATAAGTTTTATCAGAATAATTAAGTGGATTATCAAGATCTGTATCCCAATAATTATGAGCCAATCGTAATGCCATCTCTCTTAGTTCTGGATACTCTATTTGACCTTTATAAAGAGATAAAAGCATAAGATTATTGGCCCCATGCGCATCTTTAAAAATACCCCACGTACTACACGCGCTATAACAAATATCTTTTGATTTTTCCCCAGGTCGTTTACCCACTAAAGCCGTATCCCAACTTTGCAAAATATATTCGAAATTTGGTAAGGTAAGTTCAGTCCAATATTTAAACCAAGCTGTTTTAAAGATGCCTCCACCTTCAGGAGAAGGACGCTGTTGCATCTGACCTGCTTCACGATAAGAATCATTACGAAAGTCTTTTTCAATAATTTCTTTTAAACGCTTCTCATTAATACCTGCTGGCCATAAAAGCTCATTTTCTTTAGTTCGAGGATCCTTCCAAGTTTTTCCTTTAGACATTCGCAAAGGAATTGTGATGCATCGATTATTAGGTTCGAATTTCATGGGAAGGCATAGATGAATCCACCGAGCATCATCTTTATTTAAAATATTTCCGCTTACATCTCGTTCATGTACTCTTTGTTGAATAACAAGTCGTCTAAATTTATCAATAGTTCCCGCATAACGAGTGGACATTACATAGTCATGCCAATCATTAGTAGATTCACGGATAAGGACTGAGGAAGCATCAGAGACGCTATTAGGATCATCACAATTATGAACCAACACTCCGTTAGCTACATAATTATTATTAATTTTAACTTTTAAGTTGTAAACTTTTAAATCATTGGTGGAAATTCTTCTAATAGACTTAATAGTTGATTTTTCCATTTAATCCGATCTTCGCTGTTACCATGCATTTTACCATGACAATACTTACATAAGGTTATTAAATTGTCAGTATTAATATTATCTTTATTGTAATCTATATGATGAACATGTAATAAAACTGAATTTACATCCCAACATTTACGAGAGCAAAATTTTCTTTTAGCTGAAGGCTTAGCCTTAAATTCTTGATGACAATTCTGGCATATATTTAACAATATCATTATCCTGTAAATATTGAGCAGCAATATATCCTTTGCTTTCAACATAAACAGGATGATTAAGTGTACATTGTAAAATTGTACCATCTTCAAGTTCTATTTCTATTAATTCTCTAGTAATTGAACTCATATATTTTTCAATAGGCTGCCATTCCATTTGATTAAGTTCATGATTAAAAGAAAGAACTCTACATGGTATGTTTTCTTCTGCAATTTTTCCTA